CCATTCTCAGCCAAGGTCGGAATCTTGGAATTAATCGTACCCGTATCTTTAGAAGAGCCATACAGGTTTTGATCATTGATAGCCCATGATCCACCAGCACCTGCAGCAGCAATAGCAGCTGCTTCATTTGCATCGGAAACACCAGTAACTACACCAGAAGAATTCCAAGAAGACCATTCGCCATCGGCAAGAATAACAACACCGTCAGCATTAATACCCTGGTCGCCGGTATTCAGTACATCCAACATAGGAACGTAAACGTCCTGTTTAATCTTTTTACCCATATGCTTAGGCATAGCAACAACACTTGCCAAAGGCATAAAATACTGTCTATCGCGTACTGCGATAATTGCTTTTTTATAATAATAATCCGTGCGGGCTTGTAAGCCTATAGCTGATGCAGTTCCTGCATCAGTCGCAGTCGGGGAATTATATAGAGTTTCGTTAGCCATAATAATTATGTCCTATAGTAATATTTTGAATTACCGGACAGCATGCTTCTTCATAAATTCTTCATCTGAGAGACCTAAAAAGTTCTCTTCATCTTTAGCTTTTTTAACAGGAGCATTCTTGACCGGCGCTACAGCTTTACGCTTTTTATCGCGTTCAGCATCAGCTTGTGAATTATCAGATTTACTTGATACAGGCTTAGACGCAGATTTCGATTGACTCTGATCAGCAAGAACACCAGTTTTTTGCAAATGCTCAGTAATTTGTCGATACGCTTCAATATCAGAAACTCCTACTAATTTACCTAGAGCCTTCTCTTGTTGCATTACCGAATTTACTTTATCAAATACACCATTTCCCATATGAGAATTGATTACACTGATTATTTCTGGATTATCGGAAATAATAGTTTTACTCGTCGTATCCCATTGTTTAGTCAACGTATCGATCGTACGAGTAAATGTTTCAGTGCCTTTGATCTCTTCGAGCACTTGATCTAATTGATATTCCTTATCACTAACAGTGTAATCTGTTGGCTTATAATCAGTTGGAGTATCTAGATCTACATCTAATGGGTCAATCCCACTTTCTTTAATAAGCTTAGCGATAGCTTGTGGATCCTTTTTAGATAGGTCAATTAGATTATGTAACTTACTTTCATCAAGTAAACCATTATTATCTAACATCTTAATCATCTTTAGATTAGGCTTTAACTGGGCCATCTTCTTTTGATAATTAGCGCCCATTTGCATGAGACGAATTATATCTTCTGGATCCTTAACCTGCATATCAACGCCATTGGCTTTGAAAGGTTGAGAGACCTTTTCAAACGCACTTTTGTAATCAAACTCTGTTGTATCCTGAGTATCCTCTTTCGTGTCAGTCGAGTCTTTCTTACTAGTATCAAGAGATTCTGTTGCATCACTACTGGCAAAAGGTTCAGCCGCTTGTTGAGTATCCTCAACAGGGTCGGTTACTTCTTTTTCGGTAGAGGTAGCGTCAGTTTGCTCCTGTGCTTCACTATCGTTCTGTTCAGTATCTGTATCAGAATCTTCTGATTCTGATGTAGTTTGATTGATTGGTGTATCAGAATGTGTGGATTCTGGTACAGTAGTATCTGCTTCCTGACCTACTAATACATCAGTAGGTACAGGTTGCTTTAAAAAGTCTGCGTCAGAAAGAGCTAAATTATTTTCCGTCACGTAGATTCTCCTTCATTAATTCGTCCCGAGTTTCTTCATGACTAGCCAAAGCTCCATCCATTTCCTGGCCTCGACGCATAACAGATTCAATAAAATTATGAAATGCACCTACTCCATAAATCATACGATCGATTAATTCCAGTTGATCAGGTTTTAATCCGGCACTTTTAGCCATAACAAGTCTAGCGGCCTCTTCTTTAAAATACCCTTTTTCAACGATATCTTTATAAGGCTTACTATTAATTAACGTTAAACATGTATCTCGCATAGCAATAAGCTCGTGAGCTACTTCAATTTGAATTTCGACCTGTTCTAAATCGTTCATGGTATTCCTTATGGTTAGGTTAATTAATACTTCTGTTATTAATATTTAACGTAATATACTTACATTTGTCAAGTTAAAGGATGTTAAACCTATGCTTTACTTCTTGAACAAATCTCATAAATCTAAAAATTCCTGATGATTTAAACATATAACTTTATCATTCTCCGTACAATTACTCATTCCCCCAAGTATCTTCCAGCATAAAACCAGGTAATCTAATAGGATTATCTCCTGGTTTATTCATACCAATCATAGGAGAACACGGCGATTCAGCACTAATTGGCGCACTGAATACAAGCGCTAGAATTATAATACTGATAACTTGAATAATCATTGTTTAGCCAATCCTTTAAAAGCTTCTTGATCTAATTTAGCTAATCTATCATGCTCTCGTTTTTCCATATCCTGTTCATGAGCAGTAGCTGCTGTTTTCTGGTCTCGAACATCTGCAACTCCTGATTCTTTCTCAAGGAAGTCAAGATCTTTACCATCTGAGTCACTATTCATATTTCGTGCTTTAGCTTGCTCAGTCTGAGTTTTGGCTGTCTTGAGTCCGACGTCTACTTCATTCTCGCGTCCTTTAGCAGTCTCATTAGCTACCTGAGCCTCTAATAGAGCGATCTCAAGCTCTGCTTGTCGTTGAGCCATTGGATCTGGTTGAGGTTTAAATTCTTGGATCTTCTTAGCTAAATCAGGCATTTTACGCAATTTAGCAATATCTTCTAGAATCATATAACTCATTTCCGGAGGTAATGAATTGCCTACTGTCTGGAGCATAAATGCTAATTCACTAGCTTTCTGCTCATCTGCTTCAGCTGTTGAAATATTAAGTCTTATGTCATATTTTCCGCCTAAATCATTGCGGTTAATAGCTATTAGTTCTTCATTCGTAATACGAATAATTTCTTCGTCATCTAGAAACTCTGAATTAAGGGCAATTATTTTTCTGCCAATTTCTTTAATCCCTGCAGAGAGCCGACGTAAAATACCTAATTCTCTTTTTGAGGTAGCATCTAGAGCTGATCTAATACCAGTAGCAGTAGCTCCTAGGGCCTGACCAGAGATGCCAGAAGTAAATGCTTTAATACCTGTAAGTGATTCTGCTTCGTTATTTTGCATGTTTAATACTTCGATCGCTGATCTAGGAATCTCTGGGTATACCTCCATATGGAAGGCCTGAGCCGGATCCACATTAGAATTAAACTTATAATCCTCTCCACGTTCAAACTTACGGCCGTTAGTTACATCTAGCGCGTCTTTACGTATACCTTGCTGGCCATTAGCACTTCGACCAATAACATCAATAATGCCCCTAGTAACAGCGCCTACTATTTTCTGGTTATCTTCAATAAGAGCTGAATCAGGTTCGCCATATACATGACGTCGACGAGGTAAATACTGAACTACTACGAAAGGTATTTTCTTATCCGGGTATGGATTCTCTTCCATACGAATGAATGTTTGTCCTACCCAGGTAGCTACGAATGATTTAACTTCCCCGGTACCATCAATATCCCAGAATCCCCAATACTCTCTAGCAATAATCTTTTTACGGGGCTTATCTTTAAATTTAAATGACTCATCATCAGATTTAACTTCATGATCAGGCTCTGCTAATACAGAAGTAGATTCTAAATTAATTTTATCTAAATTTTTATATCTACCATCTTTTTTAAGTTCTGCTAAAGAGGTCTCGAAACTATAAATTACGAAACTAGCATCATCAATAACGCCTTCACATGTAGGATCCAAAACTACATTATGATAATCACATACTGTTAGAACAGGTTGATTTTTAACTTTAACGGTTTTAATACTAGAGGTCTGTCCTGTTTTAACCTGCTGTATAGCGGGTTGACCAGTATTAGGATCAATTACAAGTTGGCCCGTATTAGGATCAATCACTGGCTGGTCTTCAATAGTATCTTTAAATATTCGACGTTTACCTTCTTCTGTTTCCCAAGCGACTCGAACTACAATTGTGCCTTCATCTACACCGGTTCTAATATAGTCATCAATAAAGGCTACTTTATCAATGCGACAATTGAACTGGTAATTTAATACTTGTCCGTTTTGTTCAGCAGCTGCTTTATCTTCAAAGGTTACAGGGGATGTATTAAATAGGTCATCAGTAGATAGGAAAGGTTCAGATAAGGCAGCATAGCGCCATTCAGCTTGTTTACGTGCAAGTTTAGGAACTAATTTAGATCTGCCAGGTTTAGCATTAATTGTTTGTTCGCCATTAAGTACGCGTAACCACCCATCAACTTCATCTGTATGTGTAGTATGGGCAACCATTGCAGATGCCAGATCATCCTTAAGTTCTCGTAAAGTAGGAGGATTTTTCCACTCAACAAAAATACTTACATCTTCTTCTATTGCATCGGGCTGTTCATCGTGGTCATTTATGTCTTCATTCATGAGAGCGGTTTTCCTCTATGATCTGTATTTTGTTTTTTATTTAATCTATCCGAACGTAGTTTAGCACGTTCTTTCTGTTTTTCAAACGTACTGTGTTGATGTTTTAAGTAGTTATCTATTTTATACATTTTAATGCCAGAAATAGTACTATGATAATCTAAGTACCTATCAAACATGGGATTATTGTCTAATCCTGCCATGATAGAGCAATAGATATCATCATCTTGAACTACTTCAGATACAAAATATTTCCATACTTTAGCAAAGTTTAATTTAGCTGGCATAGTAGTTCCTACAAGAATGCCTGCAATTAAATAGCCTTTTAACTCACGAGAAAAACGATAAAATAAGGCACACTCTCCTTCTTGAATTAAATTTACATGCGTAAATATCATTATAAAATTTTCGTAACTACAGAAGAAAATACATTACCCATACCTGCACCTAGACTAAGGAAAGTACCAGATTCTTCCTGTATTGCCAGTGCAGTCTCTATGGCTGTTGAGGGGCCTATAGTATGGCCTATACGTAGTTTATAATTAACTAATCTAATATCCCCAAAGTATTCATTAATAATCTGTTCTTCAATTTTATTATCTGCAGAGAATGTACTATGAGTTTTAATGAAGTCAATACCATCAGTATCAACCCGTTCAATAGCTTTCTTATATCCTTCTCCAGAGGCAGATATACCTAACGGGTTAGAATGAGTCTCAGCTACTATATGCATATCAGTAATCTCAGCTATGGGCCTATAACGAGTTGTGGACATACAATCTTCACTTTCAAATACAGATATATTACATCCTTGTCCTAATCTGAATTTAACAATATCAGGATTGTTCTCTTCATGCACTAATTTAGATAAGCCGAATTCCCCGAAGATAGATAAGTATTCTTCTGACAAGCCATTATCTACAGCAATAACTACTACTGCATCCAATCTACCAGAAGTTATCATATGCTGTGCATTATACCAAGCCGCATGCCCACTTATGCAAGTAGTGCTGTCTGTAGCAATATAGTCAAAAGATCCTATTTGATTCGCTATATACCCAGCGAATACCTGTGTGCCCCCCATAGCAGGTACTTTATAATCTGGGTATTTGCTACTTCGTTTAATGGTCGATAGATAGCCGGTCCAGGCATTGCCTCCAGCAGCTAATATAAGTCCTATCTTCTTACCTGTTTTAGTTAAGTTCTTACAAAAATCATATGTACCGGGAGCAGCTCCGTGCTTGCCACTTAATACATAGTTAACTAATTCAGCTGGCATAATGCGTATGCCCTGAGCTATAACTAAACCTCCTCCATTACCTACTTGATGCGCGTATTGGGGGTAAGTAATGTGATCTAATAAAGTTACTTTCTCAGAATATACAGAATTTGTGTGAGTTATAAACATCGTTCAGTATACTCCTTTGCTTCTTCGTACGTAAACGTGCGTGTACAATTAGCCAGTACAAACGATTTTAGTGTAATAATAGTGAAATTAGGTTGATCTGTCAATTCTTGAAGTTTTGTGTCCGATATTCCAAAAGCATCTGAAATCCATACAAAAAACATCATAGTACCTAAACTATCTAAGCCGTGTACGTTAAAGCTATCATGTATACTTGTAATGGGTGTAAATTCTTCGCCTATAGCAACCTCTATTTTAAGTATACTATTCATAGTTGCTAAAAATTCGTCATCTGTAAAAGTAAACTCTCTGGCATTTTCTTCCAACATATAACTGCTCCTTATGTTATAGATAAAGCTATTAATATCGAATTAATACTAACCTAAATCCTCAAGGAAAGAAAGTCTATGTCCCACAAAGAAACCAATCCCAAAGATGCAATTGCTGTTAAAAAACCTAGATATTACTGTAATGTTCCAGCTAATGTAATTAGAGAAACTAGTGTTGGAATGCTGGAAGGCGGTATGAAATATGGTCGACATAATTATAGAGTAGCTG